GGGAAGGTTGTAGAAGCTCATGGCGTAAACCTCAATCTTTAGTGATTGTTACCTGTCCGCACGCCTATAGCGATCAGGCGTTGGTGAGAACGCCATGGGCGTTGAGGCGGGAAGTCGTCAACTGGAGCTTGGCGCTCACGGTGGCGACGTAGACCGGGGCGCGGGGGTCGCGCACGAACTCGGACACGCTGAGAAGAGCGGGACCGTTGTTCACACCGAGCTTCTTGCGCGCTGCGGCCACACCGCCACCCTGGTAGGTCGCGACGTTCACGCGCAGGTACTTCGAGCTGAGGAAGTATGCGTCGATGAAGTCGGTGCCGACACCGCCCGCGTCCGCGTCGAAGCCCATGCGGGCGTCAACGAACATCGCGCAGCCGTTGTAGACCGGAACTTCCTGCTGAAGAGTACCGAAGCCCAGCTTCTCGAGGCTGAGGTACTGAATCTTGGAATCGACCAAGTTCGCCAGCTTGTTGAAGAACTCCTCCGAGACAAGGGCCACGTCGGGGTTCATGCCGCTCTGCGCGCGGATGCCGGTCATGACTGTACGAACGTCGTTCTCGGTCAGGGTGCCGCCCGCGGTGTCGAACTGAGAGAACCAGCCGAAGTCGCGGAAGGCGGTCTGCGAGAGGCCGAGCACGGTGTTGGTCTGCGACGCGCGAGCGACGCCCTGGAACCAGCCGGTCGTGCTACCGATGCCGTTCAGGGTCTCGAGAGTGGCGAACCGGCGCGCAGCGGGAGCAGCGGCACCCTGGAGCACGCTCAGGCTGATCCGGTCGGCCATATCCTCAATCACGTTGGTCACGCGATCCTGAAGGAAGTCAACCGCACCCTCGGAACTCATGGCGTTCAACTCCGACTCGGAAATCCGAATCGGCTGGAAGAACTCCGCGTAGTCCGCGGTGGCCTTCTTCTCAATCAGGCCAACGGTCGTGTCGAGGTCAGCGTAGGCATCCGCGCCGGTCAGGATCTCGGTGGCCTGGGAGTGGTAGCCGAGAGACACGGGCTGGATGATGGACTCGCCACCGCCCTTGATGACCTTGATGCTGTTGGGGGCAGCCCCGAAAGCACGAAGGACGTTGTTGGCAGCAAAGGTGGAGTCCTCCGCCTGCGCGATGAGCAGGGGGAGGACTCGGTTGGCGATACTCGAAATCGGCGTAGGCATGGGAGCACCTCTAGTGGGTCAAGAACACGAGCGATTGACTGTCTTCGGCGGGTTCCCGGCTCGGGAGGGCCATGCTTGACACGGGATCCGAGAAACCGGGGCGTGCTACTTTCAACGATAACCAGCTCAACTATCCCTGCCGCGCGAGCGCCATGATTTCTGCTGCGGACAGGGCGCTGACAGGCTTGCGGCGTGCGGAGACAACACCGGTGCTCTTAGCTCCCGCCTGCGTCTTTGCGACTGCCTTAGCCTTGGCCTCGGTACGGGCCTTGGCTTCAGCCTGAAGGCGCGCAGCGTCGGCAGCTACACGTCGGGACGTGATGACCGTGTAGGCATCATCAAGATGAATGAAACGTCCCTTAGCCTGAGTCTGCTGAATCAACTCAGCGACTTCGGCTTGTAGACTTTCATCCGCCGCGAAGTCAGGATGAGCGTCAATCCAGTTGTCCAACTCGGCTTCCTTGCGGGCAGTAGCCTGTGCCTTGGCTTCGGCTTCACGCGCAGCGCGCATCGGAGCAAGCTCAGCCTCGAGAAGAGCTTTCGCCTCACGCTGGGCCATGGCGCGCAGGGCGTTGCCATCCCACGGGTCGATGGTCGCAGCATCTTCTGCGGGCTGCGCCGGAGCGGTGAGACTCGCCTTCAATGCGCGAATCTCTGCCAACATCGCTGCGGCTTCCTGCCGGGCTTGCGCGGCTTCCTGCGCCTTGCGCGTGGCATCAGCCTGAATCCGCTTAGCATGGGCAGCAAGCTCACCCTGTCCAGCGTCTTCCAGGGCCTTCAAGGATGCAGCCCAGCCGAGCTTAGTGCTCGGCACGGGCGCGGGGACGGGTTCAGGAGCGGGAGCGGCTTCAGGCTCGGACCCTACTTCCTCGGACTCCACTTCGGGCTCTACAGCCTCAACGGTGGTGGTGTCTTCGGAAGTCGCGGGTTCGGGCATATCTGCCGCGAGGGCGAGGATGTCGGGTCCGTTGCGAAGCATGTTTACATGGCTCCCATCAGGGTTGAGCGGCGGTTCATGAGGGACTTGGCGGGCTCGACCATCGAACCTTCCTCTTCCATCGTATCTTCATCCTTCATCTCTTCATCCATCATCTCTTCACCTACATCTACATCTCCCTCGATAAACTCGAAGAAGTCTTCATCCCGAATCAAGTCCTCAATCATTGAGGTAAGCATCATTGGGTTGATAACTTCAGGGTCAATCTCTGTTTCACCTAGAGACTGCCGAAAAGCGTTCATCGAAGTCAGGGCCACGGCGAAAGCCTGTAGCTTCTGGTCATCGGGGATTGTCTCTCCGACGATCTTAGAAGCCAGCGCAAGCGCAGCGGACTCCAGGGCCTTGCGCTCAGCCGAGCCCATGCTGTCCATGACCGGGCCGAGCTTCTCCAACAGGTCATCCACAACTTCGGCGTCAGCCTCCGCGGCGGCTTCGAGAAGGTCGGGCGGCGGCGTGGGGTCGGGCATGTTCTTACTGGACTTCTGCATCAAGGGGCACCTCGTCTTTTGCAGTAGGAGTGATGGGGGCTTCTGGCACTACAAGGAACTCTTCAGGAAGGTTGTACCCTCGTACCATCGCCGAGAGAATGGCGCGGGGAGGAACGCCGAGACTCGAGAGAAGGGGGGCCAGTCGCTCCAAGTCTTGCCGCTGTTGGTAGATGGACGCCGGGGTGTTGGCGCCGTCTACGGCCACAAAGCTGTAGTCCCCTTCCAAGTCTTTTGCAGACAAGAGCTTCGGGCCGAGAGGACGGGGCAGAGAGACTGCCTCAATGTCATCCCCGAGCATGACGCGGAGAAGAGCTACAGCGCACTCAGCGGCCTGCGCCACGGCTTGAGCCAGGGTGCTTGCCATCTTGCCCAGCTTGGTGTCTGCGTAGGCTGCAAGCTGCGAGATTTCGGTTGCCGTTGCCTTCGATGCCTGACCGAGCGTGAACCCAGGCATCATCGACGCCTTTTCAAGATCTTGAAGAAGGGCCGCCTTGTAGTTCGGTACATCGGCCGGGACCGGCAGAAGCGGGAGCGGGACAAGCGACTCCGAAAGCGGCACGTCACCCATTGTCTGCGGCGTGATGACCGTTGAATCCTCGCCGCCTTCAAGCGCAAGCCTACTCGCTTCATCTAGGGTGTCCGGGCTGCACATGTAAAGACGGCGGGCTTTCTTCGCCATCATATCTTGAGCTGAAGACACTTCGTTCAATGACTGCAACTGAGGACGATTTACACCGATAAACGACAAGGAGGCTTGAGGGTCAAGCGGGTCGGGGTTGAAGTTGAGAGGGATGACTGGAATCAGCGGACTGCCAGAAGATGAGTAAAGCATCCCGTCGATGCGCTCTACTTCAGCGTCATTCTGTCCTTCTTGGTCCTCTACACGTCCACCTACCTGAATCTCTTCTCCCTCATAGACCCAGCCTTCGCCCGCGAAGTCAGGAGACCAGACGACCTGCTTACCCTCGAGAGGCAGCCATACATCGACTACAGTGACGTACTTCTCATCCACCGGAGAAAGTCCATTACTCGCCAAATCCCACGTTTCAGTCTTCGGATGCGCCATCCAATCGCCCGCGGAAGTGCGGCTGTAGTCAGCGAGGGCTTGGTCAAGCGGGATCTCGGTCAGCAAGCCGACGTAGCGAGAACTGCCCCAGTCCAGCGCGTCGGCATCGCGAATGACTCTCCAAGTGTGCGCGGGGAGCACGCGAACGCGGTCCATCGGGTTGCGGGCCTTGACCGGCACCACAACGAGGTAGGCACCTGGGAACACCAAGGAACTCTTTACGGCGTTTTCGATACTCGCAGCAGACTTGCGCAGAATCTCATTCGCGCAGGCTGCGGCAAGCTCGGGGCTGCCCTCGCCATAGACGCCGGGCGTGCCGATGACTGCCGGTGCTCGAAGGAACAATGAGCCGACCAAGGACTCGACCATTTGGAAGGCAACAGGAACCGGCGTACCCTCGCCGCCATTCCTGTAAAGGTTTAGGTCGTTCTGTAGTTCATCAGTACGACCCGACCAGTATTCCCGGTGGGCTTCGTACACGAGCTTGAACACTTGCGGGGTCATGGGCATGGGGAAAATTCCTCAGTCAGAGTGTAACCCACGCAAAGCGCGGACTCGGACGGTGCGTTGGTGCGGAGTCAGGTGGACCTTGCGGTGAGAAGGTGGAGCGTCCCTTAGAGCTACAGCGCCAAGGGCATGGGCCATGGCAAGGTCATCGTTCATCCCTGCGGGGGCTTCGGGGTTCCTCTTGCCTGCCGGGACGCAAAGAGCGGCCAATTCCATGTAGCTTGACTGACAAGTTGCCACGAGCAAGCCGTTGGCAATCAACGCTCTAAGGGCGGCATGGGCTTCCTGTTTTGTGCCCTCACTGGTGACCCAGGACTTGTACTCGCGATGCCAGAGGTTGCGGTATCCTACCTCTTTCATTCGGTCGATAACAGGACCACCAAAAGAGTTGGACTCTACCAGTACAAAGGCGTTATTGTACTTGGTCGCTACTTCGACTATCTTTCGAGCGAAGTCTAATGGTTTGATTTGATTAGACCTGAAAGTAGCGACGACTGTTTGCAGAGTAACAGAGTACACGACGATGGTGCTGTAGTCGTTGCGGACGCCGCCACCAATGTCTACGCCGATGCAGTACCCCTCAAACTCCTTCGGATGCTCGAGGATGCACAGACGGTCAGGACTTGATGCCACTTTTGCCGCGACTTGTCCAATCTCATCGGGCTCATACCAAGAGCCGGAGCGAGCAAGGAAACACTCAGACGGCTTTGCAGGGTAGTCCACGCGGAAGCGGAAGTTGCCCGGCTCGCCTGCCTCTGAGAACTCCGCGATCTTCGCCCGACGCCAGTTTAGCTGCTCATGGTCAAGGTTCAGTTCTTCTGCGAGTTCTTTCTCTTCAGGTGTAGGTTCCCAGCCTGCGGGGACGGGAAGGCGATGCGCGGGCGATGCGTGCCACCACACGTCAACGATGCACCATTCGCCGGGCTCAGGCGGGTCATTGGGATCCCATGGCTTCGCCTTGCTGCAAAGCTCATGGAACTTGTCGAAAGGACGGTTCGGCGTGGACTCAATGAGAACGCGACCTCGCAGACCACCGAGGGCCATCAGCATCCCTACCGGGTCTTGGTAGTACGCGATTTCGGAAAGATGGCCACCGCGAAAGACCATGCCTCGCACGCCGTCTGTATGACCGGCAGTGGCGCTGATGGATGTCGCACCTGTGTCTTTCAGCTCAGTTCTACCAACGCTGGACTTCTTGAGCTTACGGTCAAGAAGTGGGTTTAGCTTCCCAAGTTGTGTTGTCCACATAGCGTCCAACTTACGAAGCTCGGCTGAAACCGCCGAAACGTGAGCGACGCAAACGTAGGTATGCGGGACGGGAGTGCGAAGAAGCTCGCGCAAGAAGTAGGCGCGGCCTGCTGTAGATGCGCCAATCTGCCGCGCTTTACGGACGATGACCTTGGCCTCTGGCGAGTGATCCAGCGCGGCCCAAATCTGCTCTTGCTCGGGCGAGGGCTTGAACGGAATAAGGTCACCAGTGACTTTATCCACGATTTGCAGCAGCTTGGAAAAGCTGCGCATAGAAACCCCGCTCCAGACGGACGGGGGATTGAGCTTATTTACAGGCTTACTGGGGGCGACCACGAAGGGCCTCCTGGGCTGTCTGTTTCGCCTCTAGCTGGTCTTCGGGAGTGCCTGCGGTGTCGGTCCAGTCGTCGGCGTCGTCGTCGTCTGCGCATCCTGGGCTCGCTGGATCGCCCTTGCGGCGCCCCAGCTTGCAGACCCATCCTGTCGCTGCGAGCGTCACCCAAGTCGAGAAAGCGCCTCTCTTTGGATCCCATCCTGACTTGGTGTTTTTTGTCAGGTGAAGCAAATAGGCGATTAGTTCTTGCTCAACATCTTGTAGCGTCCATTCAGGGCGGTATTTCCTTGCGGAACCAAGGACGCCTGCCCGGTCTGCGAGTTTGTAGACTTCGCGGTTCAAAACCGCCACTTGAAGTCTGTAGGCTGGGTCGGGAAGAGGACGGTTCATTCATTCACCAGCCGAAGAAGGTTATTTAGCTGCTCACCGTTCGAGTCTTCCTGTTCAGCGGATTTCATTCTGCGTTGATCGCGCCGGTCTTGAATGACCCACTTCGCAGTCTCTACGCGCTGACGCGGGACGCCCGGTCCTCCGGGTGCAAGAACGGCATGAATGGACGCGATGGACGGCTGCAACATCTTCTCGAGTTCATCTTCAATGTCAATCAAAGGTCCAGTTGAACGGCCAGAAGCCAGAGAGTCATCCTGTTCCTGACCTTCACCAGCTTGAAGGTCTTTTGCATCTTGAAGATAAAGCTCGAGAGTAGAGAACTCCTTCTCGCACGCCTTACACTTGCGACGCCGGTAAATCTTCCCGTCTTGCCGCCGGTTGGCGGGGATGGTGAGGATGGTCGCGGACTTGTCGTGAAGGCAAAAAGGGCAGTTCATGGGCGTCCTCTACACTTAGCGGCGCGGCGTAGACCAATAGTATCCGGTAGTAAGTCCCTGTGCAGGTGAAATAGTAAGTCTCTATCGTGTTGATAGTAGCGTGCTGCGAGAGGGACGCTCTCTCATTCACTCTGGTTTCGCTGGCCCATGCTGCGCAGGCCCAGCGTTGTCGGGTTGCCTCCCTCTCGCTCCCGCTCCGGTCGGCTGCCCCTCCCTGTGCTTCGCTTCGCGCATGGCAGGGCAGAGCTTCCACTCTCGCATGAGGGAGTGGTGTTCTCTCTCTGGTTCTTCGCGCTTCGCGCATGAGGGAGTGCTGTCCCTCCTGTCGCGGCTGCGCCGCGGCAGGAGAGGATTAATCCTCCCCCTGCGCGCATCGCGCGGGGGGAGAACTGGTCAGCGCGAAAGCTCTTGCACACGCGATTCTGGAGGGACCGACAGCACAGGAGCCGCGCTTGTAGCTCGACGGCAAAAATGAGAACAGCTTGCTGTAGGGCTTTCACGGTTTCGACTGTAGAGGGGGGACTGCGAACAAATAAGCCCATCGTCACGTCATTCTCAGTTTCTGCGATAAGGTGATGGTAGGGCAGGGCATGAGGGTTGACAGGCTTAACCACTGAGGCTAAGCTCATGGGGCCAGAAGGAGGCACACCATGGAACCGTCCGTCATCAAGATCCCCGTCGCAGCCAAGAAGAACTTCATCAAAGTGCAGTCGCTCATCGGCGCTCGCTCGCAGCAGGCCACCACCTCGGCTGTCATGGGGTGGCTCTC